CAGGCAAAAGTGGCACATCTGTAACAGGCTCAATTACTTCAGCATTGTCGATAGGTGACTAATGCGTTATTTGTTATTAATAGCCTTTATATCCCTTCCAGCACAAGCAGTCCCAGTTATTCCATCATTTAATTCTGGATCGACCACAGCAAGAACAGAAAGCAAACAAAACACCACAGAATTAATAGAACAATGGACATATTCGACAGGCTATGAATATTCTGTTGGAGGCACTAATTTAAACATTCAGGGTGATTTATTACCCACCACAGTTACTACAGGGAGCCACGTTGTAGATGGAGTTACTACTACTCATCATGGGATTGACCTTAATTCTAAACCTACGGTTACTATGCAGACTCAAGGAGCAGCAACGAATTTAATTGAGTCATATCATGGGCCAGGGCTGAAATCTTTTACAAGGATAAATAGAGATATTATTACCGAATCTGTTACCGAAACTATGTCAACATTTACTCAATGAAGAGATATTTATTTGCAGCACTATTGTTAATAAATAGTCCTGTAATTGCAGATACTACAATGACAAATAATCCTATAAGTAATAGCAGTGGAAGTGTAACTAATTTGGGTGTAATGAATATGCCATCTAAACAATTTACAAATACAATATCATTACAACAAGTTCAATGCCAAGGTGATACCTTAGTTATTCAACCTTTTTTGACTGGCAATTATTCTGGAGGGATGCCAAAAGTTGATAGTTTCCTTGAGCCTATATATTCAACTAAAGATGTAAAAGGTGCTACAGATGAAAATGGAAATGAAATAGGTGATGGAGAAGTTGACGACCCAACATTAATCCGTGGATATAAAACAGTGAAAAGATTTGAGAAGACTAATTACGCAATCTCACCAGGAATCAGTCTGAGCTGGAATATTAATCTGGATCGAAAAAGTGTGCGTAACTGCCGCAAATCGCAAGTGCATTTAATAAACCTTTTACAGGCTAAACACGAAGACGCACGGTTATCCTATGAATTAGGAAGGGCTAAACATTGTGCAGATTTATTTAAAAATGGAGTTCAATTCAAGAAAGGAAGTAAGTACGAAATCCTTTGTGCCGACATAGAACTTATATCAAAGCCCAACACGTTAATAGACCATACTCACTCTATTTCCGAAGATCCCTCTGAGCCTTTCTCCTTTCAGAAAGGGACAATAACTTCTCCTTCTTCTTGAATAAACTTTTTGCAAGTTTTTTAGATCTTTTCTTAACTTGCTTCTGTATCTGTTTCTGAAGAATTTTTATATACGGTTGCAACGTACCAACAGCAAGAACACTAGCTACTGCAATAGCACTTGTATTAACCAGAACCGTAGGCTGTGGAGCGTAATTACCTGCAATTTCTAATGGGTTTAAACCTTCCCATACCGTTTCACATTTACCTGTTAATTCATCTCGTTTCCATCCTTTAATCCTTGCAAGGCCGCCTTTGCCTAACGAACCAACAGGAGTTTTAGCAAGTGTATCTAATGGTGGGCATGGCAATGTTTCTGCAATAAACTGATCACCAATATTTGAGGTGTTTGTATTTTGATTACTTACATTGGAATTGGTCTTCTCGTTGCTTTTTCCATTATCCTTTTTCACTTCCTCTCCTACATCGTTTAACGCATTTAAAAGCTCAACAGGAGTATCAGGTTTAGGTGCTTCTATGTCAGCGTAGAGATCAGGAGCAATAAATAGAACAGGGGCATGGTCGCAAAGGGTGTAATTATTTTGTGGGTCTACGTTAAACATTTCGCTACCTGTACCTGTCTTTTTATCTCTGGCTACAACACAAGGAAGCTCAATAACAGGAACAAACCCAAATGGCAGCTCACCAAAAGTAGTTGGAGGGATTATCTCAGCAGGAGGAATTATTGTTAGTTCTGGTAAATCTTTAATCTTTGGCTCGTTTATAAAAGGAGGATTTAATTCCACTCTTAGATAGGCTTTACATTAGAACAAGACCATAAAACCAAAGATTTTCTAACTCCTGAAAGAACAGGTGTTACTTGATGAATCATTGAAGAAGGAAAAACAATTAAAGTTCCTTGATCCTGATCCTCTACATCTTCTGGTGTAACAATATTGTCGGCAGATATACCGCTAGGAGTAACTACTTGTAATGAGCCACCAGTATATTCGTCTTTACTATTAAGAATTAAAGAGACTGATAAATCTCTCGTAAATTTTTCACTTGGGTTATTTGATGAGTCAGTATGCCAACCATAAAACATTCCTTTTTCATATTCTGCGTATTGAACTGGCTCTATATCGGTAATATAAGTACCGTATAAAGTTGAACCTAAAGAACAAAGTTCGTCAATTATTATTTCAATAATGGACTGCACAGGGCTTCCACTCAGGAAGAAACTTACATTAGTATTTCTTTTTTTTGGATCGTTTGAAGACTCCTCTTCTTCACCTTTAAAAACAGTCGCTTTCTTTAGATTTTTTCTTCCCTCTTCAATTAATTTATTACACTCTTCTTTAGTTAAAAAATCTTTTTTATATACATAATTAGCTAACCGCATGATTAACAGTCATTCCATTGACCAGCAAGTTCACTAGCAGCTTTGCCAATCTGCTTTCTAGATTGTCCAAAAAAGATTCCTGCCAAGACTGGGCCTACTATAGGAACACTTGCTATGGCTGGGGTTACTTGAACTGAAGCAGCATCAGCAATCATCATGCCATTGGATTTCCCTTGAGCCATTTTTTCAATACAGGCAATTTGATCTGCTGTAAGTTTCCCTCCGTCACCTTTTGGATAAATTGCAAATTGAGCTACATCCTGTTTATGCGTATATCTCTTCTTAACTCCACCATTAAACGTAGGCTTAGAATCATCAATGATTGTTGTAACTAGCTTTGGATCGTGTTGCTTAGAATTAAACATCCACTCCTCTGCACCATCAGGCTTGGTTTCACTCCTAATTTGAATTGAGCTATAAGGAGTACTAGAAAGTTTGGCGATGTCTGGGATACCTGAGTCCTTACGAGCTAATAAATTTAAGCTCATAAAATTACTTGCAATTAATCCAGAGGCAAGCACTAACGTACTTAGGCCATTAAATGACTTGAACTGGATCATTTAGCGAAAGGGTTAACAGGGCCAGTAGTTTGAGGCATTTTTGGCATTTCTGGCATTGCTCCTTTAACAACAGTCAAAGCCTGATCAACAATTTGATTAGTAATTTTTGTACGTTGTGTATAAAGAAACGTACCACCAGCTACTGCCACTACAAGAGCAGCAGTATTTATGTAAGTAAGAATCTTGATCATGCAGGGCAAGCCTCGCCATTGCTAGGATTATGTGCTTCTTTTGCTAAGTCGTTTAAAGCCTCTTTGATTTTCACAACCCTTTCAGTGCTTTCCTTGAATCTATTTTGTAAATCAAGTTGAATCTGTTCTTCCTGAGCTATTTGTGCTCCAAGCTCTGCAAGGCGTTCTTGAGCGTCAGCCATAAAAATAATACATTGCCTCTAGATTATATCCTTACTGTCTAGTAGTGGCTTGCCGTTTAAGTTACAGTTGTGTTTTCTCTCCATATTTTAAAACTATTTTTTGTCCATTGTCCGTATTCATCATTAACAGAGGGTTCAATAATGCCTTCAAAGGGAAGAGAAGAAGCATATTCCCAAAAAGGGGAATTGAATTTTGATTTAATTTTATAATGCCATAAAACAAAATTACTTATCTCTTTTACTTTTTTCTCTATTAAATTAGTGCAAGTTTTTTTGTCAATTTTGTCAATAAACCTGTCATACCCATCTCTTGCAATCCATTCATACAAGCCTGTAGCTGTTGCTTCTAAAGGCTCTATAAAAGAATATTGGTTTCCATTTAACAAAGTTCTTTCTCCTACAAAAGGACTTGTTGCATAATAATTGTCAAAAGTAGTTTTATATTCTATTTTAGTGACTCCAAAAGAATCTTTAAAATCTTTTGTTGCCTCTTCTTCAGAAGTTATATCTTTATTGTATAAATAACCTAAAGACAAACTGTTTTCAGTAGGCACAATAAAAGTCCAACCATTAGCTGTAGCAATGGATTCCGTCCATAAAATATCTTTCTTAGGGAGGCTAGATATTAATGCAGCATTGATTGGATTTACAATCTTGTTTACATTATCTTTGTCAATAGCTTTTCGGCCCCTGCAATCAATAATAAAATCAGAATCAATTTCTTTTTCTGGATCGTTTATCTTTTGTTCTCTTACTTTAAATTTACTTGAATTTAAAACAAATTTAGATAATTTGTTAGGTGTATAATGTATTGCTACTTCATGGCTAGGCTCAAAATTGTGAAAAAAAGAATTATTAATTACACCCCAATTTTTATATAAAATACCCGTCTTAACTGTTGCACCTATTTTGTTTGCACTCCAATCAAAATTCAAACCATTAAACAACAATTTAGTTACATTTAATAATGTACCCTGACCAACTTTTTCTATAGGAGTATTTTTTGAATCGTGATATATTTCTATTTCTAAATCTGGGAAATACTGGTTAAAATGCAAAGCTGAAATACATCCTGCATTTCCTGCACCTATAACTGCTAAACGCACTTAAGGCTGTGCTCCTCCCCTATCCCAAGTTTTTGTGTCTTCGTTCCAAATATAAAAAAGTCCGTCTTCTGGATAAGGAACAGGAGCCATATATTCGCAATATGTTGGGTTAAAAGTCCAAGAGGCAGGGCCAGGAGGATCTTGAGCTTCCCATGCAGCTTTTTCAGCATCTTGCTTTGCCATTTTTTCCTCTGAAGTCATCGATACCATTTCAAATCTTTCAGTAATAACTCCGTCAGCTTTTACGTAATAGATCTCTTTTATGTATTTATCGTAAGGCCCAATAGTAGGCCGTTCTGAAAAATGAACACGCTCAAAATAAGCCAGCCATACAGGAAGATTTTTTAAATCTAAACCAGGCCAAGCTTGTATTAAATTTTCTTCAGCAATGGGATGCTGATAAGGTTTACCGTCTTTGATTTGGATGTAAAGTTTTTGTGCCATTTTTACTTACCCACGTTTGTAGAAGGAAATTCTCTTGTTGTGCCTGTAGTTGACCAAACAATTCTAAGGACACCCAAACCACCCCTATTGCTCGCACTGCCACCACCATATTCACCACCGCTATGCGCTGTGCTGTCTGGGGCATTTGATGAATTATATGTTACAGAACCATTATCATCAGTCATCTTACCAGTACCACCATAACTATAGCCTCCATTTCCACCTCCTGAACCACCTTCTCCTCTTATTTTTGTTGGGTCAGTGTTGTCTTGCGAAGGCGCTGTATCACCACTCCCTCCTGCTCCTGTTGACCCTATCCCGTAAATACCTGTACCACCACCGCCTCCACCGAAACCATAACCAGGGCTACCTGAATCAGTCCTTGACCCGCCACCGCCACCAGCTCCTGAGTTGGAAGCACCAGCAGACCCAGAGCCTGAACCGCCGCCGCCTTGACCACCAGCTCCGCTATACCCTCCAGCACCGCCGCCACCTCCGCCTCTCCACGGGCCTCCTCCTCCACCTGATGGCGGACAATATGCACCATTCCCTCCATTTCCACCTCCTTGAGCAAACGGCCCCAAAGTTCCACCACTTCCACCACTTCCACCGTAATAAGGGCCGCCCCCTCTTGCACCACCATAGCCTCCACCAGCTTCGTAAGTACCACCAGCAGGATTATTCAAGCCACTAGCACCGCCAGCACTACCCTGACCGTTTCCACAATCCCCTACGAAACAAGTAACATTAGTACCAGCACTTACAGGCATACTATTGTAATAACCTAGTGCTCCACCTCCACCTCCACCTCCGTGGATAGAACAGCCTCCACCTCCACCAATGAAGACAGCAGATATTTTTGCAGGATTTAAACCAGACGGAACAACAAAGGTATAACTACCAGGAGATTCATAGAGTTGTTGTGGTGCGTCTGGCTTGTAACCACCAGCAAGAAGGATTTGTTGTGTTCCCATTAGCTTAAGCCTGAGCCAGAAATAGTTACCAAAGCAGTACCAGCCGAAGAATCGGTTCTATAAATAAGTGTAGCAATTCCTCCTGAAGCTAACGATCTATTGCCTGTCGTTCCATCATTTGCAAAAGTTAGACTTACGTTTGAACCTTGTGTTATTTGTTGAGCTGCCCCACTTGTATTGATAATTGTGATGACATGGCCTTTGCTAAAGATTCCTTGCGGAACAGTAACAGCCACTTGAACTTCGACATATCTATTAGCATCTGCAATAGCTAAAGTAGCTGGCGATCCAGCAAAAGCTTGTCCAAAAGGTACTTTTCTTACATCTCCTGCTGAGTCATGGACATTAGTTGCTGTTAAGACATCAGTTGAATCATTAAAAGTTAAAGAACTAGAACCTCCATACGCACCAGAATTATTAAATTGAACTTGAGTGTCGCTTCCTGCTGGACTTACATCAACAGCAGCAAAAGATAACGCACCAGAGCCATCTGTTTTTAAGAAATGACCAGCACTACCGTCAGCATTAGGCCAAGCAAGACCATCTAGTTTAACGTTTCCACTTCCGTGAGGCGTTACTTCAATATCACTATTACCTGCTGTAGTGGATATCACTACTTTTCCAGCATTATTTTTTATCTGTGTGTCTGTGGAATCATGGTAAATCTCTAAATCTAAATCTGTTCCAAAAATTGCTTTAGCATTATCAGCAAACTCAATAGCATTTTCTGAACGATCAAAAACAATATCTCGGCCTGCTGTTGCACCGTCTAAATTGACATCATTTTGTATGGTAGTAACACCTGTAACAGTGTTGGCAGTTGACAAATCAGGGATACTACTAATAGTGACATCAGTATCACTCCCTGAATTATCCCATGTTAAGGTGTCAACCTTAATCTTTCCATAAGCCATCAGAGAACCACCCAGTTAGCGTTTGCAGGTATTGTAACCGTTACTCCAGAGTTTATAGATAAATCTCCAACTGAGCTAGCATTTTTTGCAGATCCATTACCTAATGTGTAATCAGTCGTAATTGTTTGATCGTTCTCAACAAATATTGCATCTGACCCCCCACCAGTTGCTCCACCTCCGCCACCAATTGCACCCCAAGCTGTTGTATATCCTTCAAACTTGGTAGTTTGTGAGTTATATCTAAACATTCCAGCCGAGGGAGAACCTGGCCTTTGAGCAGTTGTACCAGCAGCAACATCAATTGCTCCTGTTCCACTCATTAAGATATTCCCACTAACAGTTAAGCCAGTTAACGTTCCAAGAGAAGTGATATTTGATTGAGCTGCACCTGTAACTGTTGCAGCCGTTCCAGAACAATTTCCAGTTACATTTCCAGTTACATTTCCAGTAACGTTTCCAGTTAACGCACCAGAAAAGCCAGCACTAATTAATATCCCTGTTGAAGGATTGTAAGCTAAACCTGTATCTGTTTCTGCCCCTTGAGATCCTGTTGCTCCATCAACAAATAATGGATAGACAGTTTCATCTGTTGAGTTATTAGCTGTAACAGTAAATTCAGTTGCTAAAGCTGCTGTTCCTGAAGTGTCTTGAGTTCCAGCAGTATTAACACCAGCAAGATTTATGTTTGCTGTGCCGTCAAAACTAACTCCTCCAATTGTTCTAGCTGTTGCAAGTGCGGTCGCTGTATCTGCATTACCTGTAAGAGCACCTGTAATGTTTCCGCTAAATGTTCCTGTAATTGTTCCACCGTTAGTTATATCGTTTGTTCCTAAATTGATGTCACCAGTCATGGTTCCACCAGACAAAGGCAGCTTTGTTGGATCGGTGGCATTATCTGTTCCCCAGCTTAAATTTCCTGATCCGTCAGTTTGTAGTCTTTGCCCAGAACTACCATCCCCATCAGGCAACGTAAAAGTAATATCAGCCGTTACGGAATCAGGAGCTTTTAATCCTAAATAATGTGCGCCATTTGAATCTGCTTCTGTAAAACGAACTTCTTTTGCATTATCAATAATTAGATTGTCAGTTAACGTGCCGCCAGCTTTTGGTAAAGCAGCATTAGCTGTCGTAGCAGCAGCGTCAGCAGCGTCTTTCGCCACCTTCACAGCCGCAGGAGTAGCAGCCGTGGTTGTTGAACTAGAGGCAGCACTATCTGTTAATTGAACAACACCAACAACAGAAGTCGTTCCAGAAACAATTTTTGACCCCGCAATTGCAGCACTAGCGTTGATGTCAGCGTTGACAATTGCTCCAGCAGTAATAGAAGTTAAACCTGCGTTATCTATTCCTATATCACCTGTAACTGTTACGGCTGTTGCCTTATCACTTGCATTTCCTACAAGAATTTTTGCAGCAGTTAAATCTTCTAGTTTTGTAAAAGCAATTGCAGCATTAGCAGCTAAGTTTGTATTAACTAAACTTCCATCAACCATTGTTGATGTAACAGTATTCGTGTCACTATTTGTTATTAAAGTTCCAGAAATATTAGGTAAAAGTATTGTTTTGTCACTTGTTGTTGGATCGACAACACCTAAAGTTGTTTCAAATGCGTCAACAGTTGCACCTTCAAATTTAAGCGTTGCAGCATTATTAAATAGTATCTCACCTGTGACAGTACCACCTGCAACTGCTAACTTTTCTGTCTCTAATTCTTGAATGGCATCTTGTACGTTTGTCGAACTTAATTGACCGTAAGGTGTAAAGGTAATGTTGCTTGCAACCTGACCAGCTACCGTCTGTGATAAATCGACCTCATTCCATGACGAGCCAGCACTATTTGTTACTCCTAAAATGTAATCAGGAGGAGCAAAAGCGATAGCAGGAGCTGGAGCACTTGGCGTTCCAGAAGTTGAAACTACGACATACACGCCGTCCGTTGTAGAAGATGGACTTGGAAGATTAGAACCAACTGCTAAACCAGCCGCAATTCCAGCAGAGGTAGTCGCCACCATTTGACTTGTGTTTGCGTTGTAGGTTCCACCAAAAACAAGACTTCCTTTTGTTAAGGTCGTAATTGCTTGCCAAGCGTTGCCGTCCCAGATGAACGCATCTTCAGAGACAGTATCAAAGAGAATTTGTCCTGAGAACTGGGCTGTTGGGTAACCACTTTGAGCTATAGACTGAAAAACTGCTGTAGAAGCATTGCTTAGTTTTGTTCCATCAATAGAATCAACCGCTATCCTTGCAGCGTCTATTGTTCCGCTTGTTATTTTTGCAGCAGAAAGATTAGGAATTAATGTATCTGTAAGAGCTGCACCTGATGTAATTACACCCTTTGTGTTAACAGTAACCGACTGATAAGTACCAGCACTAACTCCACTTGTTGAAGTTGTTAAGTTACCAGAACCATCAACAGTTAAACCTCCTCCAGATGTAATTTGTACTGCACCTTTAGCGCTTGTAGTAGCAACAGGAAGATCACTAGCAACTAAACCTGTTGCAGCAGTAATCATTCCTTGTGCGTTAAAAGTTATTCCACTAACTGTTGCTCCAGTAACACTATTCGTAAGAGATAATGCACCTGCTCCACTAACACTTAACCCCGTCCCGACAGAAACACCACCAACAGCAGAAGTAGTAGCGACAGGTAAATCACTTGCTCCTAATGCGGCTGTAGCAGTAATTAATCCTTGAGCGTTATATGTAATACCTGAGCGAGTTGCAGCAGTAATTGTGTTATTTATTCCAAGATTCCCACTGGCTACATTTAATGACCTATCAATATTTGATGTATTTAATTTTGCAGCAGTAATTGTTCCATCCCTTAACTTGGAAGCACCATCTAATCCTGTTGTTGCAGAAGTAGAAGTTTCAACCTTGTCATTTGTAACTGCTCCTGTATCAAGACGAGCTGCATTAATAGCACTTGTACCAATACGAGCAGCAGGAATAGTTCCACTCGTTAATTTTGCAGCACTATGATCTGGAATATCTGTATCAGCTAGAGTCCCTGTTCCAGTAACAATTCCCTTTGTATTTACAGTTACCTTTGCATAATCACCAGCAGAAACAGAGCCTTGAGTTGCTATAGATAAATTTCCACTTACATCTACAGCCATTCCTCCAGAAGCAGGAACAATAACCCCACCTTTTGCTGATGCTGTAGCGGTAGGAATGTTTGTAGCAGATGCACTCGCTGATCCTGCTGTGACTTGTCCTTTTGCGTTGACTGTTACAGACGCATACGTTCCAGCAGAAAGTCCACTGACATCTTTTACATCTATTGCTCCTGTATTACTAACTTCAAGTAAAGAACTAGACTCAACCTTTACAGCACCAATAGCACTAGATGTTGCTTCAGGAAGATCTGTTGCAGTTAAATCAGTAACGCCACTAATTAATCCTTGAGCTGTATATGTAATCCCGCTTTTTGTTCCTGCTGTAATACTGTTTGCTATACCAAGCTTTGCACTAGCAACACTTAAACCACGATCAAATTTAGTTGAGTCTAATTTTGCAACTGTGACTGTTCCATCTCTTAATTTTTGACCTCCATCAATTCCAGTAGTTGCAGATGTAGAAGTTTCAATTTTTGCATTTGTAACTTTATTGTCAATTATTGTTGCTGTATCTACTAGACCCGTTCCTAACGTTCCTATCTTTGCCCCTGGTATTGCCCCGTCAGCCAAAAAGCTAGTTCCAGAAGCTGTAACAACAGCGTTAACTAGATCTTTTACAGTTACCTTTTTAGTCTCTGTTTGACTGACATCAGCAACAGCAAGCTCATCATCTACTGCTATAGACGCTTCAACAAGCCGATTTAAGCCAGTTATCTGTAGATCAGCCATTGAATCCTAACTAAAAAACCATTAGCAATATCTTAAACCTGTTCGAGCAATATGGGACTAAGATTTTCTTGTAAGATTTTATCTGAGTTCTCCTGTAATAAATAACCAGGTGTATCACCTGTTTTTAATTTGACTGCTCCATTCGTTACAAATTCAATTCTTGTCTCTATAACTTCTGCTGCCGAAACGCTTACAGCAACATTTGTAATAACACAATTTGCTTCATAATAAACATTATTTCTAGCATTATTAGCGTCACGGTAGATGTAAAACAACCCGTCAAAATCTGATCCCTGCTGCGTTCTTACAATCAACTGAGCAAGATAAAAAGGAAATTCTGAATCAGTACCATAGTCAGTTTTTCTATTACCTGTCTCATAACTATGCTCCCAAATACAACTCATTGTTCCTTGACCGCTAATAATTCCTGCCTCGTATTGATTCCTAAATTCATCTCCAAGATTCGTTAAATCAACCTGCTCTCTGCTCGTTGTCATTTCAAAATCTCTTACATTTGCAACATGCCTAAAGTTTTCGTTTCTAGTCTTTATCACAATATCCGTAGCAGCATCAGGGACAACAAGTGCTAAAGCGGTTGACTGCAACCCTTCAATTGCTAAAGCAAATGTGTTGTACAAACGAAGACCTCCAACAGGGTCAACATTTATAAACCAACTACCATCTTCGTAGTATTCACCAGCAGAATTAGTGTGCCCACTAACAAGCTTTAAAGGTGACTTATCTGCTGTGGCTATGTCAACTCGATCTCCTGTTAATAACGAACCAGAGCTATGGTCTACGCTAAATCTTTTCCTAGAAGTATTGACATCAGCAGGATCTAACTTTGTTGCCAAAGCAGATTGAAGTGAATCTCTCTTAAGGGCTATTTCCCCCGACTGACCAAAATAGACACCCATTAGTTAACTAAAGTTGTATTGGTGTATGGTGCTCCATTTGCTTCCCAACTAATGTCAGCAGAAGCAACTTCTCCAGTTGCAATGCTCATTGAGACACCAGTTATAAAAGCAGAAAATTGAATATCTCTTATATCATTTGCCCCTGTTGTTAAACGTAATTTCAAAGTAACTGCTGTTGAAACTGCGTTTTCTCCATCTCCTGCGGACGTTCCTGTTCCAATAGCATTTGTCAAAATTGCATTTAAGTTCGATGGCTTGCTAGAAGCGGTATTGTCTTCGGTGTAATAAAACAATCTTGCACTGCCTGAATAACTTCTAACTCCTGCTGCAAGAGTTCTATCAGTGTCTGCCATTGAAGTGGTTTCAAGAACAGCCATTGAGCCAGAAAAAGACCAAGACTGGATCTTTGCTGCTTTAACATCTCCTATGTAAAGCTCTCCATCTTTACCTGAATAAAAAGCCACAACCTAAAAAATCAATACGTTGTTCTTATTATATGGGTGCATCCAAACAAGCAACAAAACTACAGCTCACATTGCTCAAACCTTTAAAGGTACTTGTAACAGAAGGAGGCCCAGAATAACGCCACTTTAACCCTGTATTTGTTTCATCCATATAAGCAGCTAAATTTCCTAAAGACCCGTCTGGCATTGTATGACCAGTTCCTCCAACACCTGCTAAACCTGAAGTATTATTAAACGTCACATAATCCCAATCGGAATTTACATCTCTATAATTCTCCAGAATTGCAAAAGCTTGAGCATCAGTAATATTTGAGAAACCAAGGCTCAAGGTTGCATTAACTCTTTTATTGCCATAACGAATATGTGTTTTCGTGCCATCCAACGATTCAAAGTTAGTACTTGGATAATTCCCAGGTGTGTAACTTCTGGAGGTTGGTTTAATGCTTGGAAAAGCTCTTGCAGTTGCCATTAACTCAAGGTAGTAAAAATTAAAGTATTTGAATTAGACCAGTTTTGTAACATTGCTAGTTTACCGTCTGCTGTTAATTCTGCGTAGGATCCAGTTAATTCCACAAGGCCGTCCTCTCCAAAAGTAATACTCTCTACTTTGTAGCACTGATCAGATGCTTCTAATTCTTTGATTGTAAATAACGAACCAGCAAAAGCCTTAACAGCATTTGTATTAGTAAAATCTACAGAAGCTTCTGTTACTGGCATTATTTCGCCAGCCACTATTGTTGACGGATTCCAATAGTAAAAAGCTTTTGGTTGAGAACCACTTGTTAATTCACTTAAGTCTTTACAAACAACAGTTCCATCATCAAGAATTGCACCGTTATTAAACCGTTGAACGTGTTGTGTCGTTGAAAATACTCTGATGTAATCGCCTGGTCTAACTCCGTTAATGTAATGAGGAGCTGTCTTAAAACTTACGGTGTGATCTAAGTGTTTTCTTAAAACTAATGTGTATTTTGCAAACAGAACTGCTGCTGCACGGCTAGTGCAAAAACCGCTTAAATCAAAAGTTTCTAATGGATCGTCTACATGTGAAACTAAAACATTTCCATTGGCATCTTTTTCTTCAGCCAATTGAACAAGGGCAGACTTTCTTTCAGGAAATCCATTTTCTCTCTCTTGACGGTAAATAACATTAGCTTTAAAAGCTTGTCTATCTTCTGAGGATAAGAAAGAAACACTTAAGTCACTGATATTTCCATCAGTAAACATTGCTTTAATTTTTGGTTTTGAATGTGGCCCATCTAGGTCAATTTTAAATGTATTAGGATCAAAAGGAACAGCAGGGTATAAGCTAAACTTTCCTCCAATAATCGTAAAATCTAATAGACAATAAAGAGCTTGTTGATAAATAAATTCTCTTAAGTTTATTCGATCTGCAATCATCCCGTCCCAGAAAAACTTATTGGCCCTACAAAACTTTGCTGCAACTTTCATGCTTACATCATCAACAGAAGATTCACTAATAACTGCCCCAGCTCCTAGCGTTTTATCTGTTAATAAGGCGTAAGCAATTTCAGGGAAAATATTTGTAGCTCCTTTCCCTTTGCTATCTACTCCATCAGACCCATTTACAACGTCAGCACCAGAATCACCTATTAATCTTTTAACCATGATTCCTTCTTTAAAGTAAGCAGAAAACTGACTAAAATTTGTCCATTCTTTTGAACTATTAACCCTTAATCCTGCGTAAGCTAAATTCTCATAAGTAGCCCTATCTGATCCTTCTGTTTTAACTATTTCATTGCAATATGTTATTTGATGTTCTGGCCCGTTTAAATGACTTCCTTTGTCTCCTTCGTATTTCCACATATCAGCAGCAGCATCATATTTATTTAACTCGGTAGACCCAATTTCTTCGCTGTAAAGAGTAGAAGCAGAAGTATCGACTTCCAAAGTGAATCGGATGTCTTCAGTAATACCACTAACATTAAGATCGTCTTTATCTATATAAACAGTCTGATTATTTGAATAGTCTTGCCCTGTACTAGTTAAAGTCCATTCTGCATACCACTCAGTACCAGCAGAATAAACAATAACTTGAGCCTTTAATCCTGAACCATTATCACCAGCAAGTGTTTGAACATATACTTCTTTGTTAACAGTTGGAGTTGCTGTCAATGCTGTCTGCTCAGTTTTTGTAACACCATAGATAGGATGCCCTTGATGGTAAGCCTGCGCAGAACCACCTATTGTAAATTTTCCTCCTCTGTCAGGTTTACCAGTTACAGGATGTATTGTTGTGTAGTGAAATTCAACTGGACTATCATCACCAGGTGCTTTTATTTGATCGTTATCCCATGAAGGGCCATCACGTCCGTCTGTATTCGGAGTTACATCTGCTGGATTAATATATAAAGCATATTGCGTGTAACCTGATGCAGGAGTATTTTGCCAACCAACAATAATAGTATAATTTCCTCCTGCGTAACCAGGAGCACCTAAGCGATAAAATTTGTTAGTAAATATTTCTCTGGTTTGTCTTACGATTGGTAAATTGCTTATTGAATAATCATCTCTACTCCCATCGTGAGTTGGGTTACAACCAGTAACTTGATTAAAAGCTATTCCTATTTTTACTTCATCTGGTTCTCCTAAATTCCATTCTTTATTGCTTAACCTGTTCGCAGTTAACACATAGTTTTTATCCCCTGCAAACTGAACGCCATAATCTTCACCATTAACCTTACAGATGAATTTGTCTATAGAACCTGCTGTTCTTGCACTTTTAGAATTTAAAATAATAGCATTAACAGGACTATGCCTAGTTCTTGCTTCAACGGATTTTACTTGACTAATTACAGCAGCACCAGGCCAAGGAAGAAATCTATACTCATATTGATCTAAAGTAGGCTGATCTATTCTTATATAGTTATATTGAAATTCTGGTGTATTACCTTTCACGCAAAACAAACCAGTATGTGCGTTAGTATCTTCACTAGGTTTTAACCAATTCCACTCATCTTCTCCAACTTTTCTAACTTGTAATTTAAAGAAACTATATCTAGTAATAAATTTATTAATATTACCAAGTTGAAGAGAAGAATTATGATCATAAATTTTATAAATTTCGTCTTCTGTTGGTTTACTATTTACATTTGCAAATTGCATTTCTTTATATACTTTTGACTTAATTCCTATCTCAGTAATATCACATTTTCTATTGTTAGAGATAGTTCCTACAGTAGCTTTTTGAAGTACATATCGAGAATTTGCATTAAAAATATCCCGATAATCCTGTTCATAATAACCTTTCCACCAGTCACCTGATTTAACTTTAAAAAAGGGAGCATTTGGAAAACCTATTTCAGGTCTTTTCCAATAAGGATTTTGACAATGTATACCTAATCCATGATTAGAATTATTAACAGATGCGTATCTGCCTTCTTCTATTACTTTAAAACTAGCTGCTCTAATTTGTGTCCCATCCCACGGTCTTCCAGCGACAGATTGGTTGTTTTCTGTTATTGCCGTACAAGTCACCAAAGTTGTCCCAGCCATATATTGCTCACCTATCGCGAGATGTGCGTCAGCAGTTTCTCGAACTGTTTTGGTCGCAGAGTTAATATCTTCAACTCCATGAGGATCCATTTTTAAATTTGAATCACTACTGTCCTGCTGATACCCAATTCCTCCATATACACCAAGGCTTCCACTACCTACTATTTGGTATGTCAATACCTGACCAATAGTTGCATCTGCATCACCTGATTGCTGAAGAGCCGTTCCAGAATTAACAAAACCTGCACACATAGGCCACGCACCAAGAAGCTTTCTTCTCTTTTTAAAAGTTATTCTTCCTGCTGGTCTGTAATCATCATCACTGACATCACTACGATTTCTAACTAATTGATAAGGCAATTTATAAGCAGTAGCATTTGGCATTGGATTACTTAACCCAAACGTTGCTTGTGTTGTAGGATTTCTTGTCCCAGAAAAATATCTTGAA